TAATAGAATCCATAAAATAGAGGTTGAAATGGGTTACGGTAAATATAAAGTATTACATGATAACCGAGACGATTACGACCAAATGGAGAATAAATATGTTGGTAGTGATTTAGAACTTGAAAAGGACGAGACGCCTCCGTTCGTTCATCTGAAAATATGGGAAATCAAACAATAAAAAAAGAGGTCGAGGAAAATATCCCCGACCTTTTCATATTGTCGATTTTAAGCGAGTTTTTGTCGTAGACTTATATTTTATCGTTTAAAGTCTAAAAATGCCTCTATGAGCCTCTCAGAGCCTCTCAGCATAGTCTAATGATATCCAACCTTGACCCGATTTGAGTTTACCCCAACCCTTAACGGATCCGCTCCCTTTTTTGACCTGGGTAATAGTATATACTCCAGGCTTGACAAATCCGTCGCTCTTGTGATTTGTACCGGCTCCGGTTCTGAGTCTCAAGTTTGATATACTAACTCGAACTTTAAACGACGTCGGTTTTGTTTCTGCTTTAACCTCGTCAATTCCGAGTGTCTTGAGAATACCTTTAGCGTATGCCACACCAAACGCCTTTTGTTCGGCGATTGTATCGGAGACTTTGACGTCCTTTTTGTTGTCAACAAAAACACCCTCCAGGATAACGGACGGCGCTTTTATTGAGCGAATAAATCCGAAATAATCCGATCCGCTTGTATTGGCTTTTGTTTTAAATCCGCGACTATTCTGTCCCAACTTTTTAACCTCAGCCTCGATATTTTTAGCGAGCGTATGTCCGAGGTCTTTTTTAATCGAGACAATAGCCTCGAATCCGTCGCCTCCTCCAGCGTTGCTATGGATATCAACCGCAAGGTCCGGATTAAACGCGTTACATTCTTTTATCTCCTCAGAGACCGGGTCGTCCTCGTCTTTAGTACGACTCATTTTAACAGTCACACCGTGAGCCTTTAATTCGTCTCGACACGCTTTCGCTATTGTCAAATTGACGTCTTTCTCAACAAGATATTTACTCGCTCCAGGGTCGCTCCCACCATGACCGACCCGGATAAAAACTTTTTTACTCATTCTCCTCGTCCTCCTTATCTCTTAACTGAATTAATGTCTCTTTCAATTTCTCCGGTAAAGGAATAAACTCGGACGCGTTCTCAAGTAACGAGATAGCCTCATTACAGATATAGAACACTATTGTTATTTCTCTAAGAGGTACAACGTCGCCGATTACACCTTGTAATATAACCGCCACTCCGACAACTATGAAAATAACAATCTTTTTAATCAGTCCTCTGAATCCGATCGCGCTTGATAGTTTCTTGTTGACGATTCCTTTAAGTAATCCGGTTACATAATCCAATATTACGAGCGCGAGTAACGCCTTTAATATCGAATCGTAACCTCCGACAAGAGAACTTAACGCCCCGCCTACAACTCCGAATGTAATACTAATAGTATTAAATAATTTAGTAACCTCAGTTAATTCAAACATTGGTTATCCCCCTTTCTATACACCGATAACGTACCTCAGCACGAATCCGGCGTTGTTGTATGTTATATTACTCGCTCCGGTACCGGTTGAGTTGTTTACGTCGTTACCGGAAATCAAGTCGTCATGAATGTATAAATATTTACAAGCCATAACCGAAAAATTTCCGTCCGTTGTCATTATGAACGAACTTCCCGCTCCGGCGTGAGACTTGACAAAATGTTTAGATACAAAAAAATGATTGAAATGATAATCTTGAGTTGACCCTCCGGAAATCCTGGAGAATATCAAGACTATACCGTTCGGCTGTTCGCTTATTTTCTGAGATAATGCTATTTTATGTCCGGCGGTCATATAATACCCACCCGACCATAACACTCTATTTCCGCCTTTATATATCAAGTGTGTAGATTGGAATTTGTTAGAGTAATATATCCTCTCCCATATTTCGCGATCTGTTGAACACTTTGTAATCACTTGTCGAACCTGGTTACTATCTCCCTCACGAATGACCTCTATCGAACCCGATCCGGAGGTAAATGGTAGATTGATGAGTGTCGTTGATGTTGCACTCGAAAATACATAATATCCCGGAGTAATAAGAGTATCTATATTCGTATTTGGTAATACGACAATCGCACCCTCCGGAACTTCTCCGTTTTCGAAATATGCTTTCATTCCAAACTCGACGCCCTTGTCTCGCTGTGCTACCTTGCCAAATCCGAGCGCTTTTCCGCTCGCGTGATAGTTTATAAGGGTAAACGCCGTCGGAGCCTCTATATTGTGTGTAAGCGTCTTAAAATAGTCCGCTATGGTTAATTTAACCGTATAACTATCGTCGACGCTTATATTGTCACTCACGATTAAGGACGTATTGATTGAATATACGCTACCGCTCGCGACGGTTGTAAATTCCGAATCGCTCGAGCCTTTAATTGATAAGGTGTAACTCTTGTCGTTCTTGTTGTTAATCGCGGATATTGTGAATCCGTAATTGATTAATAGACTTGTACCCTCGTCGTTAAGTGTACCGTCTGCGTTTGCGCGCTCGACTGTAAACTTATTAATAATCGGATTAGCATAATCCACGACATTAACCGACTTAGTTGTCTGAGCCGTACGTCCTCGACTGTCTGTTACCTTGACCGTGAATGTCAACGCTCCGACTGTCGTTATATTCGACACCGTGAACGTGTCTCCGGTGTAAGTCTTTCCTCCGACTGTCGTCGTGATTTTGGATATCGTACTTCCTTGATTTCCGGACGCGCTAATCTTTACGGATAGACTTGATTTTCCTTTGATTACCCCTCCGAGTTTGGTATATTGCGTTGAATTGGTGTCATTAACCGCGACGCTACTAATACTCGGTGTAATCGAACTCGGAACTTTTATCGTGACTGTATCGGTCTTAGAGCCGATTTTAGTCGAGCCGTTGAACGTCTCACATGTAATCGTCAATGTTCCACTCGTCGAGTTTGGTATTCTGCTCGCAAGCGATAGAGGGATAGTCCAGGTTTTCGACGTGCCTAAACTCGTCCCTATTGTTCCACTCGTACCGCTAAACGAATATTTAAGCGTATGAGTAAATCCGGAACTCGCTCGAGGCATTGATACCGTGATATCGTCTCCCATGTCCACACTTGCGACATTGATCGTCGGAGTAGTCGCTCGAGGTATTGTTGTCAAGTTTAAACTATAACTCTGCTCTGAGGAGTCAACTTGACTATGACTTATCCACGCGCTGACAGTTAATTTTTTAGTACCGTCCGCGTTATGTCCGATATTTAATGTTTTACTAAATAACACAATACCGCTCGAGGTAATCTTGTCGTCGGAGGTTATACTTTCCGAGTAAGTAGTACCATTAATCTTACAGTACATTGTACCGGTTCCGTAGGTTGTGTAGCCGGTATTACTTCGATATACTCGGACGCTGACTGTTACGTTACTCGTATTCGCGCCGATATTCTGACTGTTTTGATTAATGGTTATCTTATATTTGATATTGTCGTTATTGGTCGACAACGCGCCACTCGTAGCCATGTATTAACCTCCTATCTTTCCAAAACTTAAACTCCCATTATCACGCGGAGTAAATGCGAAATTACCGATTTTTATAGATTGTAAAACCTCGATATCGGTAATATAGAATTTATGATTTGTAAAATAAGCGACCTCCGCTCCGCCCTCATAAAAGGCGATTTTGTCGTTTTCGATTCTCAACGTCAACTCGTTCTCAGATTCTCCGAGTATGATATCGCCGTCCTCAAATCTGATATAAGAACTTATTTCTCTGAACTGTCGACGAGCCTCGGTATCGTTCTCATTGACGACACTCTCCAGGCTCGTGAATTTGAACTCAAATAAATCGTTCAATTGCGTGTATAATGTTCCGATAGACTCAACTAATTGGTCGTTAAGGACGTAGTCCGCTAATATTTCGCTCGATATCGCTGTACTTGTTTGGTCTATCAGACTCCTCAATTGTTCAACCTCTTTATTAACCACACTCGACGGAGAGTAAGTATTGTTGATAGTAGCCACCGTCTTGACAAGATTCTCGTTTTGTGTATTACTCGATAACGTCTTGTCTGTAAAACTCGAGTATGTATATCCGAGTGTTATCTTGTCATTGTCCGGATTGAGTAAATCGATACTCTGTTTCTGCAATAACAACGTATCACTCACGCCGTGAGGCTTGCTCTCAATCTCGATATAATCGCCGAGTTTAAAACTGTCTATCGATTTATCGAGTAACGACAAGTCGATAGCGCTTAACTCGATTGTTATATTCTGATTGATTAATCCGTTCAAATACTCACGCGCATTATTTAAGAGATTGAGAGGTTTGGTTACATTGTCCCAGCTAACGACTTTATAGATTAATCCATATGTCGCGACCGCCATTTCATCAACAATATAATCAAGTCCATTGTTTACGCTGTCGATTGTAACTCGCGTCTCTTGCTGATCCTCGCTCTCTCCGATTTTAGCGCCTAACGGAATAATAGCTGTCGCAATATCGACTGCGCTGTTTGTCTTAGTGAAATCGAGTAAGTTCTCGCCGAACTCGATTTTTTGACCGGACCGATATGGGAAATCGTCAAACCAATTTAACACCGGTCTCTCGTTTGTTCCTCGTGTAATATGTAGATAGCCTCCGTCATGCTCGAGTAAATGATTGTTTACATTTGTAAAAGTGTCCTCGTAGGCGGTATTACTTCTGTTGATATAGTCGTTCGTATCTTTGACAGTAATCTCGCCGACGTCAAATTGTTTGACCTCGTCAACCTGGTTATTATGATTTGTAATGAATTGAGTAAACAACTCGTCCGGCGCTCCGGTGTACTGATATGGTCTTTGTATGCTGTCCAATAAAAAAGACAATTCGCCCTCACATGTGAACGTCTTGTCATTATAAAAGCCTTGTTGTTCTGTTAGAACGCGACCTCGAAATATTAACCTATTGTTTTTGTAAACACGAATAATCGTCTTGAGTTTGTGGATTCTATCAATAAACGGATTATCCTGGTACATTGTGAACACAAACGACCCGGACTTGTTAACCTCTTTCTCAACGACGCCCTTAGTAATCACATAGTCGTCGAGAGTGCTATCATATATTAGAGAATCGTCCGCGAAAATCCTATACATTCTATAACACTCCCTCTCTATATGTAACCACTAATGACCCCGATCCGCTGACTGTGATAAGTGTCTCTCCGGACTTGAGGTGTAAGTCTGTAAGTTTATACTCTCCGGTCGATAATGATACGGTTTTCTCGCCGTATTTGATATTTAATGTTCCGGTTACTTTCAATGTTGGAACGACTGTCTTGACGCCTTTATTCGATAAAAATATCTCCGTCGCTGTCGTGCTTAAAGGTATGGTTCGAATTGTCTCATAGATATGATATCTATAAGGCTCACAATTCGCCGATATTTCGAGAGTTGCGTACGTGTTGATATTGTGAACTCTATTAACAGAACAACGACCTCGGAGGTAATGCTCCGGGTCGTCGTCTGTAATTATATTTAACTGTCGTCCGTGTACTATTCTCAAAATATCACGGATAAGACTCTCACGTTCGAGATACGTTCCCTCCGTCATTAAAAATGTGAAGTTAGCCTCTCGATTGTTGTATCTGATTTCTCCGGTCAATACTTCTGATAAATCAAGTTCGCCGTCTCGACCCTCGACCGGTACGCTGATAATTTTCGGCTCCGGAGGATTAATCTCTTTAGCGTTGAGTATCATATCCCAATCGTTAGCCGTATGAAATGATCCAAATTTTACGCCTCTCATTGATTATATCCCCCTTGCTTTTAATGTGTAATTATTAGCGAGACCACTGTCAATTTTGTTGATTGTCTCTCCGACAAGAACACCGGTATCGAGTACAATCGACTGATTAAAGTTATTTAATCGTTTATAGATATCTTTTAACACCTCTAACATTGCTACATTGTCGCCACCTTGACCGAATGTAGTCTCAATCTGCTGACCTATTGTCGCACCGTTAACCATGTCGTCGCCTAATCGTTTTAAGGAATTGATAGGCTTATCCGCATTGTCAGTAATACCGACTCCGATACCCTCGGAAATATACTTTCCGACCTGGTCTCTCATAACCCTGGACGGAGAATGTATACCGAAAAAGTCCTTGATTTTGTCAGTGACGTTGGACGCAAAACTTTTAATTTTGTTAGTTAACCAACTTACTTTATCGTTTATACCATTCCATAATCCCTCAATAATATTTTTACCGATTGTCTTGATTGACGCAGGTACTCCCTTGAGTCCGTTCGCAATACTTGACGCGACGTTTTTAATTGCCGTACTCGCTGTACTAACCATATTCGAACCCCAATTAACGACCGCCGTAATTGCTCCGGATATTGCTGAGGCGATTTTACTCGGTAAAGTTTTCGCCCAGGTTATAACCGCGCTTACCATGTTTTTGATACCGCTCTCCGCTTTAACCTTGAGATTTGCCCCCCAGGTTGACAATTTATCGATCGCGGGTTTTATAGCGTCGTAAAGTTTACCCGGTAATTTTTTAAGTAAATCGACTACAGCGGTTATCAATTTCGGAATAGCTTTTAATATTTCTTTTCTGACCTCAAACAACGCCTCAACCATTGCCATGAATAATACAACCGCGCCGTCTAATAATAAAGGTAAATTATCCATTAACGCGTTAACTATCGCCGTTACGATTGTCGGTATTTGTGGAACTAATGTCTGTACAATTACCGGGATAGCTTGCACTATTGCGAGTAACAACGTAATCGCACCTTGTAAGAGTTGAGGTAATGCGGTAATCAATCCGTTTACAAGAGCGTTTATAATTTGTGGTATAGCCTCAACTAACGGAGGTATAATCTGAGGTATCGCGTCAGCGATAGCAAGTAACAACGTAACCGCGCCTTGTATGATTAATGGTATACCATTGACGAGAGCCGTCGTCATTTGTGGTATCATGTTCGTTATAGCGCCTATGATTTGTGGTATTGCTGTCGTAAGTCCCGCGAGTAATCCTAATATAATCTCGATTCCGGTTGATAATATAAGAGGTATATTCGATATTAATGTAGTTGTAAATGTACTAATTAACGACAATGCTATCTCGCTGATTTTCGGCGCTAACTCGATTAATTTATTCAATAAAGTCGATATCAAATTTGACAGCGCTGATCCGAGAGACTCGCTCGCTCCCTCCTCGCCATTCATTAACGCCCTAAATGCGTCCGTTATTCCGGTTATGTTTGGGAGTAAATCTTTTAACAATGACGCTCCCAACATTTTAACGTCTGTTAATAACGGCTCGACACTTGCTCCAATTTCAGCCATTGACGACGCGAGAGACTCGTTCGCCTCGTTCGCTCGTATAACTTCGGCGTTGGTTTCTCTGTACTTTTCCGCCGATTCACTATATAATCCGTTTAAAGTGCTTGTAATAAGCGCTTGTCGTTCTTGCTCACTTGAACACGCGTCAAGTTGTTCCTGGAACTTTTCCTCATTTACACCCGCCCAATTAAGAGCGTCAGCAAGCCCTCCGGTCAACTGTCCGGTTTTAGCGGTCTCGTTTGACGCCTCGGTCAAGTTTTCAATCGGTAATGAATCTCCGAACTCAGCATATACACCGGTCGCAATAGTTGTCCATGTCGTCAAATCTTCTTCATTTTTAGCGAGTTTCGCTAAATGGTTAGACGCCTCAACCGCCTGGTCGCTCTCTCCGAGTATTCCTTGTAACACTTGATACGTTGTTGTCGCTGATTCCGCGGAGTGTCCGGCGGTGTCAAATGCTGTCGACAATTTACCCATGTCTGTCCTATATTCTCGACTTGCCTCAGCACTACCAATTAAAGCACCTCCGACGGCTGTCGCACCGGCAACAAGCGCACCGAACCCGGCTTTTAATGCTCCGCCTAATTTACCGCCTAAACCCTCGGACGAGTCGCCGGCTTTGTCCGCCGATTTCGATAAATCATCTAACGAGTTAGATGCTTTTTTCGCGTCTCCGCTCGTAGCGTCTAAATCGTTCCCGGCTCCCTCTGTTTCATTTGCGAGACGTTCTAATTCCTCGGTTGTGCTTGATAATTGTTTCTCATAATGAGATAACTTACTTTCGGCGCTAATTACTTCTCGCTTGAACGCTCTATATTGTTCCTCTCCGATATCCCCTCGCTCATACTGAGCCTGGACTTGAGCCTCGGCGGATTTGAGAATATTTAAGGCTTTAGTCGCCTCCTCGACTTCTTTCGTTAATAACTCTTGTTTTTGAGATACCAAATCAATATTTCCAGGATTAAATTTTAACGCGCTATTGATTTCTTTTAATTCCGATTTTAACGCTTTGGATTTATCCTCGCTTGATTTTAAAGCGTCGCCGAGTTTGGACGTATCGCCTCCGATTTCAACGGTAATACCTTTAATATTTTTATTCGCCATATTCTCACTCCTTTCCGAATTGCTCTCTCAATCTACCTCTATCCGGTTCACATTGTTCGAGTCGATACGCGTTATCCAAATATTCGCGACCTTTTTCGGTCTGATTGTATTGGTGTATAAACGCGTCGCGTCGATATTGGAGATAATCGAAATAATCCAACTCCTCAACCTCTAATATGGTTAACCCGGTGTATTGACTGACTAAATGTTCCCAATAAGATACAATGTCGTATTTGTGTCCCTCATTATCGTCTAGTGGATAATAAGGGAGTGTTAGTTTTTTGATTTATAAACCTCGTTTACAAACTGTGTATATGTTTTAAAGAGAACGATGATATCCTTGATATCAAATATGCCCTCTAAATTTTCTTTATTGATTTCAACTCGCGCCTTGTTAGCACTTAACAATCTCGCGCAAAAATCATATAAACTGTCAATGACTTCGAGATTGTCCTCGTCTTGTAATTCGCTTAATCTATCGCCTAACTCAATCAACTCGGTCATTGTTGATTTTGTCGGAGTGCTTACCATAATCGTTGTTTTTTTCTCGTCCGGTAATGTGATAGTCAAATATTGTTTTTTCATAGTGTTAAAGTTTAATGTTTTACTCATTTCGTAACCTCCTAAATACATAAAATTAGAGCGGGATATATTTACCCCGCTCGATAGAGTTGTTAAATGATCCGTATTTGTTATCAGCCTACGCCGTCGCCTTTTCCGGTCTCCTCAATGTACTTGATAAGAGTACCCTCGTCGTCCTGGGCGAGTGCTTTAAACTCGGCGTCAATAACTGTCTCGGCGTCTTTCGCAAATGCGAGAGAAAATCCGCTCTGATTGTTTCCGACAATGATAACCCATATGTCTCCGTCAATCGGGTCGGCATGATGGAAACAAATGAGATACTTCGCGCGTTTAGCGTTGCCGATACCTCCGAATTTTACAATACGGAGATTTTTCTCTTTGTCCTCTGTCACTCTAGCCGTATCACACAATTTGTCGAGTGTGTCTCCGGTAAAGGTCATGATTCCGGACTTGAGGAGCGCCTCCTCCTCTGTGATTATTGTTTTCACGCAATAACCGAGGTCGTCTTTAGCCTCGTAGAATGTCGGTGTATACTCGAGAGTGGCTCCGCCTTTGATGTAACCCAGCTGATTCTCAGCCGTACAAATGACGCTTGTCTCCGGTACTTCTCCGTCGAATGTCATGAGATACAATTTTCCGGAACCTAATGTAATTCTTTTACTTGCTGACATTGTTATTCCCCTTTCTTTTCTACATAGTTAAACTCGTAGATTACTTGATATAATTGTTCGCTCTGAATCCAATAACGCGACTGTTTGGTGTATGCTATCGAATGAGCGTCAAATGCTTTCTCAATACGAGACTCAGCCTCCGGATCCGGAGTGTACTCGTATAATTCAATAGTGACCTCATGGTCGACTATCAAGTTCAAATCGTCAGACCCTCGAACGTCTCGAGAATCATTAAAAACCGCGTACGTCTCGGACGGAGAATCTCGAAACATGGTCTCGCGATATGTCTCGTCTTTGACGAATTTCGCGTCTGTCAATATTTTGTTAACCATTTCTCAATACCTCCTCAATTTCCTGGACGTAATTATCGATTATCTCCTCGGTTGCTTTACCAATGAACCCGGTACCCTCGACTCGACCGCCGTCTTTTAAGGCGTGACCGTGTTCCAACAAATGAGATAATCTATAATCGTTACCTTTGACATACCATTGCCCTATTGTTTTCCTGGAGTTTTCGGTAATCACTCTTGACGCAATATTTGACTTGTAATGTTTTTTACGCTTACCAACCGGAGCCGTCGCCTTTGTTTTTTCGGCTAACGCTTTAATGTTGCTCTCGGTTATAGTCTTGATTTTCTTGTTTACTTCATTAGAGTGAATAGTCAACTCGCGATTAATCGCGTCCGTCAACTGATCCGGTCGTATATTTGCCACTGACAGACACCCCCAGGAGTTTGATAGTTCTATGAGATTCCATGTAATCGTCGTAGTCCTCAATGTTATAAAGGTTTCCGCGATAGATAATTCGATATGACCCTCTATGAGTGTCGATATCTTCGAAATCTTTATGATAGCGAATTTCAAATACTCGCGTAGATTTCGACTGATTCGCCCCGGCTGTCAGATACTCCGACCCTCCGGTTTTATTGACGCGAGCGTGTAGGCGGTACACGTCCGCCCATTGCTCTGTCTTTTTGTCAATTTTCTGTATGATTATTGGTTTATCGAATACCATTACTCGCCCTCCCTCGTCTGTCTTAACTCCATTTTTAATTGGAGTAACATATCGTCAACAAGTCGACGAGTGTTCCCGGCTACTTTCTCGATAACCCCTCGATTATCATACAAATCGGATATAAATATTAAGGCTAACTCG